GCTAATTAAGCAAATCAATCGCATAGGCGACTTTCCAAAAGAAATGTCGCAGGAACTACGCAAGAGCAACCGCAAAATTGCGCAGATGGCATCGCGCAAAATCAAGCCGCAAATACCGCGCAGTGGTAAAGACTTTAAAGTTTACAAAGGCACACCGGGACCAGGCCGAGCGAATAAAGGCGAAGGCGAGGTAAGAATGACGATTCCAAGTGGCACGCTGCGTAGATCTATTGGTGTGCGCAACGCTCGAGGCAGCCGTATTAATGTATTTGTAGGTGCGCGCAAAGGCGGCGCGCCAAAGAATGACGGATGGTTTGCGGGTATTGTAGATGACGGGCACATTGGTGGTAAGAGCCGCAGTATTGGCAGCCCGAACTACAAGACAATTGCACCGGCACTGGCCCGCTTGCGTCCGTTCATGGAGCGCCTTATGGTAATTAAGTACCGCCAAGCATTCGAAAATTTCAAGCTGTAATGGAAACAGGCAAAGCGATATACAAGCTATTGAAAGACAGCGCCGATGTAGGCGCTATCTGTGCGGACCGCATATACCCGGAGCTGGCGCAGCAGGATGCCGACGCGCCGTTTATCGTGTACACGGTAACGGACACCACGCCAAGCCCCACCAAGAATGCAACGTCGAAGCTGGACACAGCGCGCGTGGAGCTGTACTGCATCAGCGACGACTACGAAGAAGCGATGAACTTGGGCATTGCCGTGCGTACTGCACTCGATAGGCAGAGCGGCACGATTAGCGGCGTGGAGGTGCAGTCGGTAGACTTCGACACATCCGACATACAATTCGACCCCGACCAACGCGTGTACGTATTGGAGCATACGTACGACGTGCGGGTGCTGCGTACCGGTACAGCGGTGACCTACGTCAGCACACCAGGCAACGCGATTACGGTCGAAGAAGTTGACGGCGACCCCAGCGGCAGCGTGAACAAGATTGTGTTTAGTAACGACACGGTCACAATCGTGGGCAACACGGCCACGGTCACCAGCGGCGGCGGTGGAGTGGACACCCAGTACCACGACCGCTACAACACCGAGGCCGAGACGCTACGCAGCGGCGCAACGGCGAACGTAGAACTGTACTACACCGCACGCGCTGACGGCGACGGCATAGCTGAGAGCGCCACCAGCGACGAAGGCGAGACGGACACCATCAACCGCACGCTGTACTACAGCGATAAGCACCGCGCCGACCCGGACACCGCAGCCGACTGGACGGAGTACACCACGCAGCCCGCCGACAACGCAAGCTTTGCGACAGCTAAGGCGGCGCTACTGCAAGGCTTGAACGAAACCGACGCAACGGCTGAGACGCGCGGCACATTGCCGCTGTCGCTGAAGATGGTGCGGACTACAAGCGCGGTAATTACCGAGCTGCTGCTGGACACATACACAGGAGCGGCGGCGGCGTACTCAGTGCGCAAGCTGGACAAAGACTACACAGGTTACTGCATGCGCGTCAGGCGCAGCAGCGACGAGGCCACGCAAGACATTGGGTTTGATAGTAACGGCGACCTCGCAACCGCTGATATAGCTACGTTTTGCAGTGGGGCATACGGTTACGTCACCCGTTGGTATGATCAGAGCGGAAACGGTAACGACGCGACGCAAAGCACTGGAAGTAATCAGCCAATGATTTACGACCGCGTGGCGGCGGCGGTGGTTACCGAGAACGGGAAGCCAGCGTTAGACTTTGATGGAAGCGCCAATGAGTTAGAAATCACAACAGTCTTCTCAAGTTTAGGTAGTAGCGACCCCGCCAGCGTGTTCAGCGTATGCCGCAGTGTAAGCCAGTCCAATGACGCAGTGGCTTGGAACTTTAGTTCAGACACAAGTAATTTCGTTAGCGCTGGTTTTCACTTTAACGGGACTGCTGTTTTTGGTGGGCGTTATTATCCTACAGCTTTTTATGGTGGTGCATATGCTCAAGACCAAGCTTTAATCACATTGATTAAAGGCACAACTACTAGTCATGACGTGTACAAGGACGGCGTTAATTTTCCAAGCAGTCAAACGACTCGCGGCGACCTAAACAATAATAGAATAGGCAGTCTTGGAGGCAATAGATATTTGGACGGTACAGTGCAAGAAATAATTTGTTACGCCGCTGACCAAGACACGGCGGGCAACTTGAGCGGCATTGAGACTGACATCAACACATATTTCAGTATCTACACATGAGCACCGTATACCTCCCAGTAACCGAGCGCATCAACCTAACCAGTGAGCAACGCGCCAAAGGCATCAGCAAAGAGCTGTACAACCTCAAGCTGCCGAAGCATCTGCACGAACCTGGGCGCACAACGACGATGCTGCTGGCGTGCATCCAGCACCCGGAGACGGGGCAATGGGCGTGCGTCGGTGACAGCGAGTTGGCGATTAACGTGCACCCGGAGCGCGACGTGACTGCGCTGGTGGCGTTGTTCCCGCAGCTTACTACGGATGAGCGCAGCGCCATGACGTACTACATCACCACCAATGAAGTAGTTATGTTCCAGTACCTGATGCCATCGGACTCAGAAGTATTGACGCAAGAAGAAGCGGAAGCGGCCGGATGGTTTGCGTCAGATTTGTAACTTGAGGTCATGGATTTTATTGCAGCTAACTGGGCCGAGCTACTCTTGGCACTTATGGTATTTGCCAAGGTCGTTGTCAACCTCACGCCATCCGTAAAGGATGACCGGGTGTTTGCGTATGTCGACCTGCTGCTCAATGCCATCATCGCAAACAACACTAAAGAAGAAAAGTAATGGCCATTCTTAACGGCACAGTATTCCTGTTGAAGGTTGGCGGCACAGCATTGCCCGACCAAACAGAAGGTAGCATCTCTATCAACATGGAGACGCGCGACATCACAACCAAAGACAGCGCCGGATACCGTGAGCTGCTTGAAGGTGTGCGGTCCGGATCTATCAGCGTATCAGGTCTCATCGACGATGACGGTACCGGTGGTGCTGGTGGCGATTTGTTTGCCGCTCTCGACGGGCGCGCAGCCGTGGCCATCGTCTTCGGTTTCGACGATGCATCAGATGACTACAACTACACCTGCAATGCTTTCTGCACAAGCATGGAGGTGAGTGGTGCAACCGAGGACAACGTGACCTACAGCGCCACGTTTGAAATCACCGGAGCCATCACCGAGGTAGTCGCCTAATGAAGCTCACACTTTCCGGGAAGGAGTTTACTCTACGATGTGACATGCGCGCGCTGGCCAACGCTAAGCGTGAGCATGCCATCGACATCAGTAAGCTCAACGACGACGTTGTTGAAATTGGTACGTTGGTTTATCACATGGCGAAGTCTGGCGCTAAGTTCGCCGGCGTACCGTTCGACTATGAGCTCGACGACTTCCTCGGCCTCATTAATTTTGCGGACATGGAAACCATGAGCAACGCATTGGCCACGCTACTGGGGGGCGGCGGTGACCAAAAAAAAGCGAAGGCAAGCCGCTAACGTTTGAGGATTGTATGCAGATTGGGCTGGGGCAATTGCGCTTCAGCCCATCTGTTTTTTATGACCTGACGTTTGAGGAGTTCCTATGTGCTGCGCAAGGCATGAACCGCCAGGAGGAGATGCGGCAGCAACAGGAATGGGAGCGCGCACGCTGGACCGCGACGCTGCTACTATCGCCGCACGCCAAGAAAGGCCAGCGCATCAAGCCAACCGACCTTTGTATCTTCCCATGGGAGAAGAAGGCAAAGAAGAAAGGCAACAACAAGCTGTTGGCCAACACCATAAAACGCATGACAAGTGGCAAAGCTTAAGGATCTAAAAGTCACAATCGGCCTGAGTAAGAAAGGCCTGACCAAGCTAAACGCCGACCTGCGTCGGACCAAGTCCAACTTCCGCAGGAACTTTGGGGAGATAGCTGGCATGGCTAAGAATGCCGCCGCTGTCATTGGCACCACATTGGTGGCGGGCGTGGCGCTGCTGATTAAGAAAGGCGCGGAGATGGAGACATTGCGCACTGGCTTTATCAGTATAGCCGGTGGAGCAAACAAGGCAGCCGCGATTGTCAAGGAGCTCA